CTACCAAACAAATATAATTTTAAATTTCACACAGATATATTGAATGCTCAAATTGCTGACCCAAAAGCCTTTAGTGAACGCAGCGTTGGTAGCACCAGTGGCGATAGTAAAGACCCAAAAACTGCACAATTAAAACAAGGTGGTAAGGTAGGTAATCTTATTGCTGACTTTAGCAAAAAAACATTTCGTGCACAGGCAGGCACCAAAATCACTGATTTTATCAATAGTGTAATCAAGGTAAGCAGTTATGTGCTTAATCAGGTTTCAACGCAAGCCAATGTTGACACGCCTGTTAACTGGTGGAAGATTAATCCTACAATTCAATTTGGTTCGCTTGATAAAGGAACTAATTTTTATCAACGTGAAATCACATATAATATAGTTCCATATGTAATACGTGGTCAAGATTCTCCTAACTTTGGACAGCAACAAGTACAAAAAAGTGAGATTGTAAAATTATATGAATATATCTATAGTGGTAATAATCGTGACGTACTTGATGTCAACATAGATTACCAAATGGCATTCTTTGAAGTAAAGAATGGCGTAAGCACCAGATATACCATACAAAGTAAAGATAATATCAAAGATAGTGGCGACTCACAAGTTGCTGTCTATAATGGCTACACAGACAATAGATTTTTTAAACCACGTTATTTCCACACTACTGGTATTGCCAACCAACAGAATACCAGTGATACTACTGGATCAGATAAGCAGATCGTAGCACAAGATTTTATGGAAAAGTTGTTTGATAATGCAGGTGATATGATTTCACTTGATTTGACTATTGTTGGTGATCCAGATTGGATTTCACAAGATGTTCCACTGTTTGGTCCTATATTACCCAATGGAAGTTTCTTGGGCAGTGGAAGCGTGAACTTTACCAATCCTGTTTATTTTAACTTTTACTTTGCAACACCAGATAGCGATTATGATAATACAAGCGGATTGTTTAACAGTGGTGGCAAATACAGTCAGTTCAGTGGAATTTATCATGTTATAGCAGTAAAAAGTAATTTTAATGGCGGCAAGTTCACACAGAAGTTAAAAAATGTGCGTGTTCGTAATCAAACTGCGCCCAAGGCACCTGCTGCAAGAACTGACAGCATTCCATCACAAACTGTTAATGCGGCAACACGTGGAGCAAATGAAAATGCACCAGTAGAACCAGCAACAAATGGAACTGCAGCACCAGATAGTACTACTATTCCAAATCCGCCCGCAAATCCAGATGTAGTGCAAATGAATACACTTAAAAATGTAGGAAGTGTACAAGACACTACTACTAAAAAAATATATAATCCAGTAACAGGTACATATTCATATGTACCACAAGATTCAAGTGGTGCAAGTGCCACCCAATTTAGAACTAACCCTAATGCATCTCCGACTGAAGATGCGGGAACACAATAAAAGAGAAATGACACATGGCTGATCCATTAAACCGACAAGGCAGTAGTAAAACAGCAAAGATGTTTGACCATTCTAAGGCAGATGGTGTACATATTGCGCCTGGTCCTTTTATTGGAACAGTGAAAGCAAATACAGATATCTTACGCAGTGGTAGACTACAGGTATGGATTCCAGAACTTGGCGGTGATCCAAATGATGATCGTAGTTGGCGCAGTGTGGCATATAGCACACCTTTTTATGGAGTAACACCACAGCAAAGTAGTACAAGCGATTATACTCATTCTCCACACAGTTATGGCATGTGGTTTGTTCCACCTGATGTTGGTGTAGATGTTATTTGTATCTTTGTTAACGGCGATCCTGCACGTGGTTATTGGATTGGTTGCGTTCCACAATGGCCTGCGTTACATATGTTGCCTGCGATAAGTGCACCGATTGATGGCAGTTTACCTTCTCCTGTTGTTGATTTATATGTTGATCCACTTGCAGCACAGAGTGGACCAAGCGGTGATTTAACCAACTTTGCCAAGGCACCACGATTGGTTCACAAAGACCAAGAAGCAACATGGACTGCACAAGGTATCTTAAAAGACCCAGACCGTGGACCAGGCACTAGTTCAGCATTTCGTGAAACACCAAGCAGTGTATTTGGTATTTCTACACCAGGTCAGCCGATAAGCGAAGACCCTGTACTAGGCGTTGCTGGACGTAAAGGCGGTCATACCTTAGTAATGGATGATGGTGATTACAAAGGCAGCAATGCGCAGATGCGGTTTAGAACTGCTGCTGGACATATGATAACAATGAATGATACCAAAGATTTCATTTATATTATCAATTCTAAAGGCACAGCATGGATTGAAATGACATCGCAAGGTGACATCAATGTATTTGGTCAAAGTACCATGAATATCACTGCCAAGGCTGGTTTCAATTTAGAAACTGAAGGCGGCATTAGTATGCATGCCAGAGAAGATATTAATATAAAAAGTGATACCAATGTTAATATTGAAGGCAAAGATTTAAATTTAAAAGGTAGTGGCAGTACAAAAGTAACTGGTGCAATGAGTTTACACTTGAAAGGTAAAAGCACATATGTTACTGGCGATACTTGTTTACAATTTAAGAGTAACGGACACCTTGATGCTCGTGCATTGTGTATTACATTGAATACTGTTGGCGTAACGCCTGCACAAGAAGCAGGTGGTGCAACTCCTCCAAAGAATATGCCTACTCATGAACCATTTAATCGCAGCACTCCAAAGGGCGGTGGACCTGGTCCTAACCAAACACTAAATTCATTTACCAATGGTGCTACTGAAAATGCGCCGTCAACTACTGGCGGCGTAGCAAACCCACAATCACAACCAAGTTACGGCGTGGCACAAGGTCTAAGCACAAGTAGTGGACCATATGGTGCCACAAATAACTATGGCAGTAATGATATTCCTTATGGCTATGGTCCAATGACAAACAATGTTCCACCAACCACTTATAATAATGGTATGCAAGGTGGTGTGGGTGGTCAAAGTAGTGCATTTGCACAATACATTCCACAGGTACCAAATCCAGTAGCAACTATTGCAAACTTTGCAACTCAAAGCCTATTACAAAATATTACACATGGTAATGGTGGTGCAATCGATATTGGTAATAATGTAAATGGACAATTTACTAATCAAAATTATAGCGTGGGCGAGTTACAAAACAATCCAGGCAACTTGCAATACAGTGCTAATGATAAGTTTGCGGTTGGATTTGCAAATGGTCTTGCAGTTTACACCAAACCAGAAGATGGTATTGCTGCGCTGATATCACTGTTTGACAGTTATGCTACTGCCACACCTATTACTGCCATACAGTTGATTGCAAATTATTTACAAAGTAACAGTCTTACATCAAACACTGTTGTGAGTTTTGCTAGATTTGTGCAGAACAATAGTGGCATAAATCCAACCGATTATGTATATCTTGCTGATCCACAAACAAGAATTGCGTGGGTGACAGTGGTTATCCGTCAGATTCAAGGCAGAATAATTTATACCTATGACCAAGTAGTAACAGGCTGTGCAGAAAGTATTGGTTTATCTCCAAGTGCATTTACACAGAATATTGCGCCAAATGCTCCTTGGAACAATGGTTCGACACCAAGTGGCTTTGTATCACCAAATAGTCCTACACTACAAAATGGTGGTGGTAGTTTACTTGGTAATGTTGTAAATAATGTAAAAAATAATCTGATCAATCGTGCAATCGGAGCGGCTGGTAATGCAGTTGGTAATATATTAAACGATGCACTTCGTGGTAACGGACAGTCTCCAACTAGCGGACAGCAAGGTAGTTTTGGCTTTGTCGAAGTTGATCCTAATCAGGCTGCAAGTCGTCAGGATGCAGAAAAACTATTAGCAAACGGCGGTACTTTTGTGGATGCTACTTCTAAGGTAGATGCTGCAAGTCCTGGTAGGATTCCGCTACCTATTTCAAGACCAGCCGATTTGAATGTCAACTATGGCTCACTTGATCCACAACAACGTGCTGAGTTGCGTGCGCAATATGTTGGAACACAGGCACAAACTACAGATATTGCCACACCTGGTCCAACACCTAATCAACAAGTAGATGCTGCACAAACAAATGTTGCCATTGCACAAGCCAATGCTGATGCTGCAAATGCCAAATATACAAGTGCGCTGCAAACATTTGGACCAAATGATCCACGAACTGCTGCTTTCCAAAATGATGCAGCCGCAGCAAATAATAGTGTTGTAACCGCCCAAAGTCAACGTGATACCATTATTGCCACAAATCCACTGCTTGACAAACAACCAGGTGATGCAACAGGAACTGTCAGTGCTACACAACAGTTGCAACAACAACAAGATTTGGCTTCACTTAACTTGAGTGATCCGTCAAATGCAGATAATACAAGCGGTCAATTTGGGCGTGGATTGCCGGGAACTGGTGGACCTGTAACAACATATAGTAATGCGGGTTATTCAAATCAAAATTCAAATCCACAAATACCTGGTTTAGAACAAGTAACTTATGCAAATAGCGGTCAAACCGTATATGTTGGTAAAGATAGTGCTGGTAATAGTATTGTTATTCAACCAAGCACAATTATTCAGTTAACGGCTGATGGCAAGAGTCCAAGTGATATTGCATCAATAACTCCTGAAGGATTAAAATCAATCGAAGATTATAATTCATCAGCACCGTCGATTACTACTGTTGTTCCAGATTCAGTTGCAGATTATAGAGCGCCAGCACCAAATACAGTTGCAACAAATAATGTTGGCGGTTATCAGGCTGGCGCAACATATGATGATGGTGGAATACCAAGCCGTGATGTGGTATATACTACACCAGACGTTGGAACCACTGGTTCGGCACAGAATCCACCGCCACCTAACTTAGGACTACAATCACCAGATGCGCCACCACAGGCATTGATTGTAAATCAAAACACTCCTTACAATCCTTCACCATCTGTATATCCTGTCGGTGATCCTCGTATTGGAGAAGGAACACTTGGTGGTGGTTATAGTGATCCATATTCTCCGCCGCCAACTGCATCGGTTACTCCGCCTACAACTGATAACTCATACTTGCCAATAGAAAAACCTGCACCAGTAACAGGAACAACACCAGCACCAGGCAGCGGTGGCGCAACAGGCGGCAGTGATACACCACAGGGTAGTGCTGCAACTGGTCCAAGTGCTGGTAGTTGCTAATGGGTAAATATTAATATGGCACTGTATAAAGGTTATTCCTCAGTTAATAGAACATTTGGACCATTTGGGATCACTGATAATGATCTCATCGTTCAAGATTTGTTGAATCATTTACAAATTCGTAAAGGTGAAAAATTACATAACCCAAACTTTGGTTGCATTATTTGGAACCGATTGTTTGACCCACTAACGCCTGCATTAAAAGCAGAGATTAAACAAGATATTGACCGTATTATTGCCTATGACCCACGTTTTAATGTGGTAAGCCAAACTATTGTACAAGAAAGTCCTGATGGTCGTGGTTTGGTATTAAATTTTCAACTACGTTTTGCCACTGATAACAAACTTGCGGCACTTAATGTTCTATTTGATAACACCAGTCAAAAACTGTATGTGCTTTAATATGCGCAGTTAATTTTTCAAATAAATAATATGTGATAGAGAGTACCAATGGCAACTAATACACGTCAAACCAATATATTTGCTACCGAAGATTGGAAGAAGATTTATACAACTTTCTCCAATGCTGATTTTCAAAGTTATGACTTTGAGACACTACGCAAGGTTATGGTTGATTATGTTAAAACATACTACGCAGAAGACTTCAATGACTTTATTGAAAGCAGTGAATATGTTGCGTTACTTGATCTTATTGCATTTACTGCACAAAGCGTAGCATTCCGCACAGATTTAAATGCTCGTGAAAACTTCTTGGAAACTGCAGAACGCCGTGATAGCGTCCTGAAACTAGTAAAACAATTAAATTATGTTCCAAATCGTAATCGCAGTGCCAGTGGTTTCTTAAAAGTAAACTCTGTAACTACTACAGAAAGTATTATTGATATTAATGGTAACAATCTTGCTAGAACTGCTATTGCATGGAATGATGCCAATAATGCTAATTGGGTAACTCAATTTTCTCAGATTATGAATGCTGCAATAAACAGCAGTCAGAAGATTGGTAAGCCTTATGCTAGTAAAACAATTAATGGTATTCGTACTGAGCAGTATAATCTATCTGTTCCAAATACTATTTTACCTATCTTTGGTTTCAGCAGTAATGTTGGTTCAGTAAACACTAACTTTGAAATTGTAAGTGCAAATATTTTAACTACTGATACTATTAGCGAGTATGATCCTGGTACACGTGGTCAGTTTGGATTAATTTATCAGAATGATAGTCGTGGCAACAGCAGTGCAAATACTGGATTTTTCTTATTCTTTAAGCAAGGTGTGTTAAATTCTATTGATTTCACGCTCACCGACAAAGTAGCCAATCGTATTTTCTCTATAAACAGTGAAAATGTTAACAATAATGATGTGTGGATGTATGAAATTGCCAATGGCACAATTGGAACACAATGGACACAGGTAGCAAGCACCAGTGGTAGCAATGCTATCTATAATAGTACTGCTCGTGGTATTCGCACTCTTTATAGTGTTAACACACGTATTAATGACCAGATTGATTTGATATTTGGTGATGATAGTTTTGCCGAGATTCCACTTGGCAATTATCGTGCTTATTATCGTGTAGCCAATGGTTTAACCTATCGTATTTCACCTAGTGATATGGCTAATATCAGTGTGGCAATTCCTTATATTAATAAGAATGGTCAAACCGAAACACTAACATTAAACTGCTCACTGCAATACACAGTAAGCAATAGTTCACGTCGTGATCTTACAAACGAAATTAAGCAGAAAGCACCACAGGCTTATTACACACAAAATCGTATGGTAAATGGCGAAGATTATAATATTTTCCCTTACACAAGTTTCAGCGATATTGTTAAGGTAAAGAGTGTCAATCGTTTTGCAAGCGGCGTGTCTCGTGGTTTAGATATTACTGATCCAACTGGAAAGTATACCTCTACTGATCTTTATGCAAAGGATGGTGTATTTTATAAAGATACATTCACACAGACTTTTGATTTTACATATAACAGCCGAAATGATATTATCAATGTAATTAATAATATTATTCAGCCAATTTTGGCTGATTATCCATTACGCCATTTTTATTATGAAAATTTTCCTACTATTAAAATAAATGCGATCAATCCTACTATTTGGTCTCGCAGCACAAATGATACTACTACTTGCACAGGTTTCTTTTTAAACACAGCAGATACTACCAAAACTCCAGTTCAAATTGGTAACAGTCAAACTGATAGCAGAAAATATCTGCGTGTAGGAACGTTAATTAAATTTAGCGCACCAAGTGGTCAGTACTTTGATGCAACCAATACTCTTATTACTGGAACTCCACAGATATCTACTGACCGTACTGTTATTTGGGCAAGTATTCAAAGTGTTAGTGGCACTGGTGCAAGTACCGTACTTGTTGCTGGTCGTAATATTGGTGCAGTTACCTTAAGTGAAAACATTCCGAGTAATGCTATTATAACCGAAGCCTATGCAGAATTAGCAACAGTATTTCAATATAACACTATCAATAGTATGGTAGGTTATATTCTAAACAAAACTGAGTTTGCACTAGTTTATGATTATACACAAACCTCTGGTGTAAATGACCCATGGGTAAAGATTGATATTTCTAAAGTTGACAATACTGGTAATTTTAATCTAGCAAGCCAATACACTAACAGTGATAGC